CTTTCACTTTAAAACACCTTTACGGTTGATTAACATCTTAGCCCCATTTGATGGCAATGGGTTAGCCATGTGTATATATTACTAAATATTGGTCAGTTTGACAAATTAACTAACAGACGGTTGCTGAACGGTTAAAACTTGCTTTAAATTTTCGCGCTCTGCATTTTCTTCGGTAGCAACAGCGTCTTGAATAATGCTTGCTGTTTGTTCACTGTTTGCGCCCTCGTCAATTAACTGCTGGCTTTCTGCAATAATGTCTTTTTGCTTAATTACCATTTGTCTATCATATTCAGTTAATGGAATGCCTAGTGCTAATTGCTTAGTGTAAGTTTCAATTAATTGGTTGTAAGCGTCCACTAACGCACCGTGCGACTTCGCTTTAGTTTCGATTGTTTTGGCGTCTTTTTCTTCAATCTCTGCCATTAACTTTTCAGTCTGCATGGCTATATTAGTCGTAATAGCCTCTTGTTGTGGGTCTGGTGCTTGTTGTTGGTCAAGTCCATAATCTTTAATCTCTTGCTCTGTTGGCTCAATTGTACCGTTTTGTATCATCACCTTTCTAACGCGTTTCGTTAGTTCTTTAGTCTCAAGTATTGGCAAGTCTTTAGCTACTAAATCCATTGCTAACGCTTCAAATTGTGGTGACGTTGCAATCAATTCAAGTATTTGCTGTGCTGATTCTTGGCGTTGTGTTGCAAATGCTGCGCCTGTTTCGGTTACTACATCATAGCGACCTATAGATAAATCATTTACCAATACAGGCTTGCCAGTTTGTTCGTCTATTACCTCTTGGTTTACAGTGTTTATTTCAACGTTTTCTGTTTCACCGTCTTGTTGCATAATTCTAACTTGTTGCGCTGTGTCGTAAATTCTAGGTATTAAATCAACAAGTATTTCACCGCAATAGTCGATGGACTTAGTTAGGTTGTCGCTAAATATAAACGAACCTCTATCACCTTGCTTTTCTTGCGCGATTATTGCCCTACCGCTTTTTAACTCTGGATTAACACCTATTGATGGCGGTTGCATTCCTGTTACGTGATACAAATCCATGCTTGCTTGCTGAAGTATTTGCAAGCTTGCGCTTTGTACTGCGGGTGCGCCGCCTCTACTTGGTGGTGCGCCTCCTGTTTTACTGTCTGGATTGTAAGGCATGAACGGGCTATTTTGTGTAGCAAAGTTTTTGTATGCTGACTCATGCCCTTGAGCTTGTGAGGGTGAGTACCAAATCGGGTCTTTGGGTGTTAATGCGCTTGTTTCGACTACAGAACTGGTTTCATAATTGTAAATACGATTAGCATCTTTCGAGAATCTAACTATTCCGCGTGTGAATGTCTGCCCTTCAACATGTGATTGTCTACCGTACATTGGAATAAGTGGTATAAATTTACCAGCCCAAGCTTTGGGTTTCTCAAGTACACCGCTGCCATCCATTAAAATCATTTCGACCTTGTGGCTTTTTACTGCGCGTGTTTTCTTGACGGTTATACCTTGCTCGGATAATTCATCTAATACACTTTTTTCTTCATCGCTATCAATCACTCGACCATCAGACAGTAAAGCAAGGTTTTTAGTGATTGGTGTTTTAATCCAATATTCAGCAACCCTCACCACTTCTTCGCTAAACCAATCTGAACAGGTAGAATTATTGTACTGCTCTTGTGACCAATCCGCGCTAGGTGAATCTGGGTATCTTTCTTCATGCTCTGACTTAGGCATATCGACAATAAAAAAGGCAAAATTAGCATCACGCTTATCATACTCGGTTGCAGCATCGTCAAAAAACAAAGAAGTCGTTGCTGTGTTGATTGGTTTAATTTTAATACTTTGATTAAAATCATCGTCATTGTATGCGGTAACTACACGCCAACCACCAAAACCACCGTTAACAACTTCATCGAATGCAGTATCGTAAGCATTACCGGCTTTACTATCTGCTTCAATGTTTCGTATTAAGCCAGTTAATGTTTTAGCTACATCTTCACTTGCGCCACCTGAAACAGGTCTAATTTTTATATTTGTTCTATTCTGTCTCTGGTCGCCTATTAACTGGTCAACTGCTCCAGCCACTCGATTTATAGTAAATCTTGGACGGCCTTTGCGTTTTTCTATCGCATCTTCTGACCATTGACCATCTTCGGTTTGTGCAAACTTAATATCCTCAACCGCAAGTTTACGTTGTGAACGCTCTTTTTGTTCTACCCTAGCGAATCTCTTTAGAGCTAGTGCATGTAATTTTTCTTGTTCGCTAGTCATTATTATTTACCATTCTGAATTAAAATTTATTGCTTTCACTGGTTGTAGTATATCACCAAATGGGATTGATTCCCTTCTCATCATGTATGCATATCTTATAGCATCCCACAAATCATCACGAGTCTTTACAATCTTACCTTTTTCATCCCTGTGATACTGGCTCATTTCGTCCAGTACATCGCGTAAGCCTGCAAATACCTTAAATTTACCTTTACTCATTAAATCTCTAATTTCATACAAGCCTGCCTCTACACCGTTTCCGCCATCCTCCCAAGTAGCATGGTCGTCTAATAACGCAAAACCCGCCTCGGTATAAAATACCTTTTGTTGTTGTCCGCTACTCTTTTCTGATTGCAATCCATCGTGAGGCCATGCAGTAGGAACGCATTTAGCCCACTTCCTAACAGCGCCCCATGCGTTATCAGGCGAGGTCTTACGCATCTTAATGCCTTTAGTTACATAAAATATATCGCTATCCCTATCCCAGCATAATTGTATATGTGCTTGCGGGTGATCCCATCCGAAGTCCATACCATTAATTACAAAGAAATGTTTAGGTATTTCAAAAGCGTCACAAGTAATAAAATCTTCGCTCAAGTCATAGATACGACCATGACCAAGCATCGGTGTGCCTTTTGACCTCATTTCTCTTTGGTGTGTAGGATAGCTACCTAATAAACGCTTCTGCTTCTCCGGGCTTATATGAGGCGCATCAACCCAGCCTTTTTGCATAAAGAATTGGCTTTCGTCTGGTTCATCCATGAATTTAACAACCAAATCAGTGCGACCATTTTCTGGAGTGAAGGTATAGATACCTCTACCGCCCTTACCTTTATCACCGTTTATTGTCCTGGTTAACAATTGAGGTCTTATTTTCTGATCTCTTGGTTCTTCATCAACGTGAAACCAATCAACTACATCACCCATGATTGCATGTTGACCTTGAGCGTATGACCAAAATTGAACGGTTGAAACGCCTAACTTATGCTTTACTCGTACCGTTCGCATTGCATTTGCTGTACCGCCTGAACTTTCGTGAGTTAATATTTTATCCGCGGGTATCAATGCACCTTCAAACTTGCCACCAACTAAACAACCGAACAAAGCACTTTGCAATAGGTCTCGAGTCTTTTCCATTGAGTAGCCAAGTAACCAACACAAGGGAGGGAAGTCATACCGATAACCTAAATAGTCGTCGGGATAGTCACCAAGCAAATGTAAAGCGTCTAAGTCTGTGCCGGTGTAGGTCTTGCCAATCTGGTTTGCAGCACACAAGCAACATTCAAAGTATTCGTTAGTTGCAGTGGCAAAATCTTTCTGCCAAGGATAGAAAGATTCATAAACAGTTTTGTATAAAATTGACTTATTCCTTCGCTCTTTTTCTTCAAGCAATGAAATTAAAGAAAGCTTTTCCATGCTATTTAAATCATTAAGCATTATTTAAGCTTACTTATTAAACTGGTTATTTTTGCGTTTAACTCTTCATCACTAAATTCATTAGCAACATCTTTGTTTTCGTGTACCGTTGTCTCTTTCCATCCGGCTTGTGTTTTTAAATAAAATATTGCTGATGAAGTATCACCGTCACGCGCTTTTTTAAGTAACCCTTGCGAAACAAATCCAATAGCTTTGGCTTTACCTCTTTTATAGTGTACAGCTACAGCCTTTTGTCTTTGCATAATATCGTAAAATGTCTGTCTTGCCATACCTAGATAATCAGCAATTTGTTCAGTAGTTAATACACTAGCTAAGGCTTCAACTTGCACTAATTCTTCTTTACTTAACACCCTTGATTTACGAGGCATCTTTACCTCCTTTTAATTTTGTGATATCCGACAGCCATGCTATACCCCTACATAATGTAAAATTTGACTATCAGACATTCCAGCGCCTTTGCATTGTGCGACTAAACTATCTCTATATTTTCCTTTATGGTTTATTATGTATCCTAATGGATTTCTAGACGTTGGAAATACCTCTGCTATTTTTACCCCGTCGATGTAAACTCTAACTGCTGTCCTGCTGTTACCACTTGAATTTGTGTTTGAAACTTTAATGTTCATGCTTATTCCTTGACATTTAATAGAGCCATCATAATAACCTTTATCAAGTGCAAGTCAAGTGCAATATAGTTAATCATTCAATTATTTTTAACTCGTCGCTTTTACAGTTTGCTATTTTACCTGTGTAGTCTTGCCACCGTTTTACAATTATATCTACATTTATAGGGTTAAGCTCCATAGTAAAGCATTCACGCCTTGTTTTTTCGCAAGCGATAATGGTTGATCCGCTACCTCCGAATAAATCTAAATATTTAACCCCTCCTACACCATTAAATATAGCCTCCACCCATGCTATAGGTTTGCCGTGTTGATGCCCGCCTGTGTCCATTTGGGCTTTATTAAGTGAAAATACAGTTGATAGATGCACAGCCCCGTCTAGCGGTTTGTATTTTGATGTTCCTCTGGTGTTTTTAACCGTCTTTGCTTTTCTGAACTTGCCATCCTGAATAATGGCTTCATCAAAATTAAATTTAGGGTCGTCACCAAAAACACCACAAGTTTTATGTCTTGCTAGTGGCCTGTTAGGAGTATACCAAGATGTGATGTTATCCCAAATAAACTCATACAATCCATCCCATCCATTATTTACAGCCGCAGCCGCCCCCACCCCAAACCTTTTGAAATCCCAAAACACACACAATTTTGCGCCTGAAATATGTGGCGGCATAGCATCGTTGTATAATGATTCTATTTCGTAAGGAGGATCAAAAACGCATGTGTGCCACTCGTTACCATCCATCAACTTATCAACCGCATCAATACTAGTAGAGTCACCGCACATCAACCTATGATTACCAAGTTGCCATATATCACCTAATACACTAACAGGTGTTTCTGGTGGCTCTGGCACTTCATCTTCGTCAGTTAGCCCTTCTTCGTTCTGGACGTATAGAAGTCCATCCATGAAATCATCGTCAAACCCTAGCAAATCAATATTAAAGTCGAGTTCCTGCAATCCTTCGATTTCAATCTTGAGTAAATCCAAATCCCAACCAGCATTTAATGGCAACTGATTATCTGCAATAATATATGCTTTCTTTTGCGCCTCTGTAAGCCCTTCTAACACTATGCAAGGAACCTCTTTAATAGTTAGCTTATTTGCAGCAATTAAACGACCATGACCCGCTATTAAGCCACCTTTATCATCTATTAATATTGGGTTAGTAAAACCAAACTCTTTTATTGAACTGGCTATTTGTGTTGTTTGCTCCTCGCTGTGTGTTCTTGAGTTATTAGCATAGGGGATTAAATCGCTAACCTTTTTTATAATGTGCTTGTAATGCTGCATGAATTGTATCCTTCTTGTATAGGATGGTTAAGTTATTAAGACTCAATTAACTCGTAAGTGTTTTCAAATACTGCAATTAAGCGGCACGGGTCTAGTCTTTCCTAGCAGTCAACAAGGT